GGGGGCCAGGTATCACTATCCTTGGGACAACTGTTACATTGGACCTTACGAAAATGATCTCAGTTATTATCATTGGTTGAAAGCACAAGGTGCAACTGCTGATGAAGGCTATCATTATAAAACAGATGGGCATCAAATGTGGGCTAAGAGAGTAATCAACTATATAAAAGAAAATAAAATATTATGATATTATACACCAACGGCGACTCACACACTGCGGCTGCTGAATGTGTTAACAACCATGCTTTTGCAGAAGATGATCAGAAATACTTCATGATGGGTAGGGTTCCTCATCCAGACAATCTAGAACGTTCGTGGAGCAAGTTACTAAGTCAGCGACTCAGTTGTGGTCTTAAATGTCATGCAGAAAGTGCTAGTTCAAACGATAGAATTATTCGCACAACTAGACAATGGATCGAGCAACAGGAAAAAGATATCAATCGCACATTGTACATAATACAATGGAGTACTTGGGAACGTGAAGAATGGCTAATTAATGGTGAATACTATCAAATCAATGCAAGCGGAACAGACGATGTACCCGATAGTCACAAACAAAAATATAAAGAATATGTTGCTGGTGTTAATTGGAAAACAAAAATTAAAGATGCACATAGCAAAATATGGGAGTTCCATAAAGAACTAGAAGAATTAGGTGCAAAGCATATATTCTTTAATGGCAATAACGACTTTTTAAAAGTTAAAGATCAAAAACAATGGGGTTCTAGTTATATCGAACCTTATGATCCAGAACATACATTCAACGCAGTAGTAGGTTCTCGTTGCGAAACTGTTAGTCCAATAAGCTGGCACTACGGCGTAGACGGGCATCGAGTATGGGCACAATATCTAACAAAATATATAGTTGACAATAAACTAATCTAGTGTTATAATAAGTGTATTATTAACAAAAGGATTCGTATGAAGTATCTATTGATTGACACTGCTAACATGTTTTTCCGTGCTAGACACGTTGCATTCCGTGCAACTGATCCTTGGGAGAAAGTTGGCTATGCACTACACATAAGCATGGCAGCTATCAATAAGGTAGCAAAGAAGTTTGAAGCTGATCATGTGGTATTTTGCTTAGAAGGACGTTCATGGCGTAAGGATCATTACAAACCTTACAAGGCTAATCGTAGCGAAGCAAGAGCTGCACAGAACGAAACAGAACAAGAAGAAGAGAAACTGTTCTGGGAAACGTTTGATGACTTTAGTACATACATACGTGAAAAGACCAATTGTAGTGTATTGCGTGATCCTAATGCAGAAGCAGATGATCTTATAGCACGTTGGATTGCACTACATCCTACAGACGAGCATGTTATCATTAGCAGTGACAGTGACTTCTATCAGTTGATTACCGATAAGGTTACACAGTTTAACGGTATTACTGATAACTTGATTACATTAGAAGGCATATACGATGCTAAAGGCAAGCAAGTAATAGACAAGAAAACAAAGGAGCCTAAACTACTAGGTGATCCTGAATGGTTGTTATTTGAAAAGTGCATGCGAGGCGATAGTAGCGACAATGTGTTTAGTGCCTATCCAGGTGTACGTAAAAAAGGTACTAAGAACAAAGTAGGTCTACTAGAAGCATTTGAAGATCGCAAAAGCAAAGGCTATGCATGGAATAACATGATGCTACAACGTTGGAGTGATCACAATGGTGCAGAGCATAGAGTATTAGATGATTACAATAGAAACAAAGAACTAATTGATCTAACTGCTATGCCAGATGAGATTAAAGATAGAGTCGACCTAGCAATTATAACACAACTCACTAACAAAGACGTAGGACAAGTAGGTTCAAAGTTCCTTAAATTTTGCGGTAAATACGAACTGACTAGACTCAGTGACAATGCAGAACAGTACGGACGTTGGCTTAATCAAACATATCAAGGAGCACTAAAACAATGAGCGAAGCAGTTGCACAACCAATAGTTAATGGTAAATTCTGGGTAATCAAAAAAGACAACAAAAAGATTGGTTCAGTTCAAAAAGACAATCGTGGCTATTTTGTAACCACACAACAAGGCAATGCAAGGTTTAAAACTATCAAGTCATTGCGTGATGTTACCAACATTGATTTCAAAGATGGCGAAGAAAGAATAAAGTATCCTGAGAATCAAGTTAATGGATTTCCTACAGATGTTAAGCCATTCAACGGAGTATACAACATACACACTAGGCTTCCTATATACACAAAAGAAAAGAAATCAAAGAGTTGGTATGCCGCAGGATACTATATGCTTACAATCGGCCGTAAATCAAAAGTTGTGTTTTGTCCAAAACTTATATTGTTGGATCGTTATGGATACTTTGGTCCAGTTAAAGAAGCAGATGGATTCTACTACAAATGAGTGGACTTTACATTAGAAAGTTTATTGACAGAGTTGCACAATGTGATGCAACAGGTGCCAATGATTTTATCTGGAACATGGCAGATGCCAAGAACTTACACGGTGATATAACCAAACTGTTGCTTGATATAGAAACATTAGCAAACAGAACCACAGAAGAAACACCTACTGAAATTGAAGTTGATGGTGGAAACTGGTAGTTAACTAAGCCGTTAACCAAGTTATCTACGCAGTTTATCATAAATAACTGTGGAGATAATAATATGAGTAGACCAAAGCCAACAATATTAGTAGAAGTTACAGACAAGGCAACTTATAAAACAGAACAAGTTCTTGCCAGTACTGGCATATGGGCAGTTTATTTTGATGGTAGTCCAATCAACTTAAAAACATCAAACATGCTTGTACAGTATCCTGGACCTAAGTATAAGAAAGTAAGTTTTTCAAACCCAGGGCATGCAATTAGTTTAGCAAAGAAACTAAACATACAATTTAAAACAGAAAAGTTTAGTGTAGTATTGCTTCACAAGGGTGAGCAAGTATACCCAGATGCGAGATAAGAAGAAGCTAACAACAACTCTTATTACATTGCATTTTGATGGCTCATCAGAAAACAAAATTGACCTTAAAACTGCAATGCACTCTTGGTGGTACAACACACGAGATACAGGCGGTATGCGACTTACAAGCACTGGATTTAAAGTGCTCAAAGATCTAAAATTTGAATATTGGGACTTTATGTTACCTGCAAACTTTGCACGTAAGAACAAACGTATTATACTTGGTTTAGATCGTAAACTACAATTTCCATACTATTACGGACAGAAACGTTTGAGTTTCTTTGGTAGTCAAGAAGCAATGATGGCCAATCTCACAGGAGACTTAGAAGGTTGGTTAGCGAACAATTTCTCTTAATTGTTTATTTGCTCTATCTTCGATTGATTGCATGTAATCGTTCATTAAGAAATCATAATTGCGTTCAATTTTTTCTTTAGCAATTTCAACATCAAAGTCGTCACTGGTAATAGTTCCTAAGTTCATTTGTATAGCAGCATCTAATCTAAATTCGCTTTCAATTACATCATAATCAAGATCAAATATTTCATTATAATTTTCAAAACCACGTTCAGCAATCTCTTGATGTATATGTTGATGTCCTATGCACATAAAAGGATGCTTGGCGGCAATTGCTAGTAATGTTTTTTCAGTTATAATACCTGGACCGTCACTATAGATACTTTCTGTTACAATGCTTGCACTTGCTGATTTATACAATGATTTAAGTTTGATAAAGTTACTAACGTTATCAAAGTCATACTTTGCATAAGGTGCTTTGGTATAGTCGTTGTGCTTTTTATGTGTAACAAAGCCGTTCTTTTGATCTTTTAGTAAATGCCAGACTTGGTTTCTGTGCCTTCTTGGATAGCCATTTAAACATAGAAAGTTATACTTTTTCTTACTCTTACTATACACTGACTTCCAGTTGTTGTGGCGTTTCTTAAGGTCTTCAACTAGCTCCCAACTGTGACTCGGAAACTCTACAGTTTTTATATAACCGAAATAACGATTAGACAAATCATGATCCCAATGTATAAAAATAATTTTTTGTTGTTGTTCTTCTGTGAATAATTTTTCAATTGCAAATAACTCCAAACATAATTCGTTGTTGTACCAGTTACAGAAGTCTTGGGCATGTATTACTAGACGGAAGTTTTGCTTACTCCATCTATTAGTAGGTATCTCTGGAATATCCAAAGTCCAGCAACCATCAACTATGGGACGTTGCAATACACTAGGAACAAATTCGTAATCAATTCCACAGTTATGTAGCAACCCAGTTATTTTTTTATTAAATCCACCCATTGACTTATTCCGTTTTTGTGTTATAATGTAGTTATAGTAAAACATTGATAGGATATAGTTATGTACTTACAAACTAAAGATATTAGCATCTATACTAAGACAACTGATCGTATGAAGAACGGTAGACACTATAGAAACTTTCAAGAAGAACTAGCA